TTAGTGTATAGATGATTTTAATACACAATTTCTTTCAATATCTTTTATTAATTCATTTATTTTCTTTAATGTTTTTTTATCTTGTCTTTGAAGAGATAAATATTCTTCCCAAGCTTGAATAGAAAAACTTATTTTCATTATTCCATAGTTTCCAATTCTTCAATGCTTTTCATAATAATTTTACCATCTTTTATTTCATTTTTTGTAAGGCACCTATATTTTCAGCTGAATAGAATGGGTCTATTGATACACTAAAAGTGATTTTTTTTCAAATCTTCATCCATTCTTATATTTATTAACTTCATTGACATTTCCATAACCTCCTTTATTATCTTTATATTGTATATAATATCTTTACATATAAAAAGTCAAATTTAAAATAGAAACTCCTAATGACTGTCAAAGTTTAGTTAAATACATAATTGTTAATTATTTGAAATTTTATTTTTTTAGTTTGCTAAAATAATTGGTAACAAAATGTTAACAAAAAAAGTATAAGAATACAAAAAAGCCCTCAACTTTTTTCAAGTTCGGGCTTTTTTGTAGAAATTAAACTATAATTTATATTTAGATTTTTAACACTTGAATATACCATAACTTCAAAATTTAAGTGTAGAATAAATTGACTTAACTTGAATTAGATGTCAACAAAGTGCAAACACTTTAATGATAACTATATATTCTATATACTGTTATTTTATATCTCATCCACTGCCTCTTTCAATTTTTTGATATTCTTATGTACATAAACTTCTGATGTAGTTTTATAGCTAGAATGTCCTATCATTTTTATAACTGCATCTTTATCTGCAACATTATCTGATAGAAGTGTAGCAAAAGTATGTCTAGTATCATGTAAACTATGATATGATAAACCCATATCTCTAAACAATATTCTAAAATGGTTATCAAAAGAATCATAATCATACTCTAAACCATCATATCTTTGCCATAAAAATGTATCCTTACTAAAATATCTATTCTTGAATAAATCCAATATTTTGTCTGCAATAGGGACTTTTCTAACTCCAGCTTTACTTTTAGATTTTTCAACTTCAAAATAAAAATCTTTTAAATAAATATTTTTTCTATTTACTTTTAATAGTTCTCCTATTCTTAATCCTGTATAACATAAGATTAAAATTATATCTATTATTTTGTACTTATCTATTTCATAATTATATAAATTATTCCAAAGTGCTTGTAACTCTTCTTTACTGAATGGTCTTTCTCTATCTCCAGTTTTGTTACCTTTTTCCTGAAGTGGTAATTTTAAAAACTTAGCATAATTCTTAGTTGCCATATCATTTAGAATTGCAAAATCCCAAATATTAGACCAGAAACTTCTTAATAATCTTAATGTGCTATTAGTTAGATCCAAACTATAAAAAATATTTTGTAACATAATACCATTTATTTTAGCTATTTCTAATCCACATAACTTTTTACTTCTTTTAAAATTAATTTCATAGTTAGTTTTTGTTCCATCTTTTACATCTTCTTTTGATTTTATCCACAGTTGATAAATTTGTTCAAAAGTTATCCCTTTTTCTTTCTTTTTATTAATTTTAACATCAGTGTTTTCAAGCATTTCAATATTATTTGTAAACATAGCTAGTTTATAAGTTTCTGCCTCTTTTTGTGTTTTAAAACAAGCTATAAAATCTCTCTTATATCTTTTTTCTTCTATACTATAATACTTAGGTCCTAAATAAGCCCAAGGTTTTCTTCTCTTACCTGTTAATTTAAAAACAGTACCCATTCCATTTGCAGCTCTCATAAAAAAATCACACTCCTTTATTTGCATAATAAAAATGAGTGTGATATAATTTTAATATCTGAATTACAAAGAGTATCACACTCTTAAAGCCTTTTAGTTGTTGGTAGCAACTAAGGGGCTTTTTTTGTTTATTTATATCCTTTTTTACAAGGTGTATATCCCCTAGCTTCTGCCTCTGCTCTTTCAATAGGAATTATCTTTTTAGCTTTAGCTAAACCAGGACAATTTTTGCTTGGATGATACTTTTTACCTGTTGGTGTAATATAGACTATTTCTGCTAAAACTCCAACTGATAAAATTAAAAATAAAATTGCAATAAGTTTTTTCATAAATAATACTCCCCCTTTTTATGTTTAAAATACTAATTAATAAAACTTATACTCCTAATAATTCTTTTTTCTTTTTATCAAATTCTTCTTGATTTATAATACCTTGATCCAACAAATTTTTAAATTTTAATATTTCATCTGCTGCACTAATCTGGTTTATTGTAGGTGCAGGACCTCTAGCATTATTTTTAGCTTGATTAATATATCTTTCAATTTCATCAAGATAGCCAGAAGGCATAGAGTAAATTACTTTCCCTGAATTATCCCAAATTTCTAGCTCTCCTGTTAGCATACCTTTCTTTTTAGAAATGCTATTAATTTTATCAATACTCATAGAAACAGAACTAACACCAGATAAAAAAGCAATTTTTAAAAAACTAACCCTCTTAGAAGTTAATAAGAAAGTACCCTCTGTTTTTCCTTCTTTAGCTTGACAAAAAAATAAAAGTTCTTCATCTTCTTTAAGTTCAGAAATTATAGAAGTAAAATATTTTTTACTTTGTAAAGGTGGAAGTATTATCCCTTTACTTTTTGCAAAACTTTTTAATTCATCAATAGTCATAAACCCCATCTCCTTTTAAAATATTTTTATATTGATTTTGGTAAATACAACCAAATATCTTCCCCAAATAAGCTCATATACTCAAATTGAGTATAAACATTATTAATTTTTTCATTAATTGAATTTTTAAATAATGCAATTAACTTATCATTATCTTTGACTAAATAATATTTCCAATTAGAATTAAAATGGTTTGAACAGTATTCAGAAACTTCTTTACTCATATTAAAAAAATATCTAAATAAATCAAGTAATTTTAAATTATTGTTATTAATTTCAACATACATATATAAAGCCAAAGGTAAAGGTGAGCTACAATGTCTTGCAAAACAATTAGCCTCTTTTTCCTTTATTTCATTATACCTTTCACCATCACAAAATATATAACTATATTCTTCTTTCAAATGTTCTAAAAAGTAATGTCCTAATTCATGAAAAATAGTCCATCTAATTATATATATTGAATCTTCTTCATTGTAACAAAGTATATATTTCTTTTTCCCTTTCTTTTTTAAGAAACCTCTATCACTTTCAAATTGGCATTTGATTTCTTCTATTGACATATTAGGTTGCTTTTTTTGAAGTTCCTTAGCAAATTCTGTATAAGTTTTTAATTCTATGTTATTTATCTTTTTTATAATCCTAAAAGGATCTATTGGTAAAACCCCATCACTATATTTTAATAAGACTTCATAAGCCTTTTTTTGTGCATAATTATATTGAATATGAGAATTTGTTCTAATCAATTTAATCACCTTGATTTAATTAATCTTCTTCATCTTCAACATTTTCATCAAAGTAACTATCTATTAAAGCCTCAACTATTTTTCTTTTGGCTTCATCAAGTTTACTATATTTATCAAAAACTTTTTTATCTCTTGCAGCAGTTTTTACACTTTCTTTTTCTTTTTCAAGTGTATCACTATCAGACCAACCCATAATATATTTTGGAGTAGTTCCATATAATTTAGCAAGTTTTTCTATATTATCTATTGGAATATTTAAAATAATTAGATTTTCATATTTATGCAAAGTTACTTTTGATACATTTATTTTTTTAGCTACATCATCAAGAGTAAAACCATTTTCTTCTCTTTTTTCTTTTAAACGCTTAGCAATAGTTTGTTGAGTTTTACTATAATTGTTTTCCATAGTAGCCTCCTGAATTTTTATTTTAATTAAATATAGCATATTTTTAATTAAAAGTAAATATTTTTCTTTAAAATTAACTTTTTTTTTCTTTTTAGTTAAAAAATTACTTGACAACTAAAGAGGTATAGTTTATAATTTTGTTAACTAATAGTTAAAAAATAAAAAGAGAGGTGAATTTATGGTATTAACAAATGAAATAAAAGGCAAAATGGTTGCTAGAGGGTTTACTCAAAAACAGTTAGCAGAAAAATTAGAAATGAGCGAGAGAACTTTGGCAAATAAATTGACTAAGGGAGTATTTACAACAACAGATGTTGAAAAATTAATAGATATTTTAAAAATAGAAAATCCTATGGAAATTTTTTTTGCTAAATAAGTTAACTAATAGTTAAAAAACGAGAGTAGTATATGAAACAAAAAACAAAAAAGGAGGGCTATGGAAGAAAAATTTATTGAAGAAATTAAAAAAGAAGTTAATTAAATGAAATGGAATTAAAAACAGAAGTAGCAGATATGAAAAAAGAATTAAAACACTTATCAGCAATAATTTTTGTAAATACTATAACTATTTCAGTTTTAGCAACTGCTATTTTAATTTCAATTCTTAAATAATGCTATTACTAATAAAAAAAGGGAAGGTGGTATATGAAACAAAAATCAAGAAAATATAAAAGATATATAAGAAAGCAAATAAAAAAACAGCTCCAAACTACTGCGAATAGTTTAGAGCAAAAAATTCAAGAAAAAGAAGTTATGAAACAATCTAATCTTTCAAAAGTTCTTGATGATACTTTTCAAGTATTGAAGAGCAAACACGGGATGAAATCTTAGCTATATTTTCTATTTGTATTTTAGCTGCTTCACTATCAGTTTTTATAGAAGCTAAAAACTCAGTTAAGACTTCTTCTGAGATTTTATCAAAATCAATATCTTTTTTCAAAATAATCACCTCCTTAGAGATGATTATAGCACAAAATAAGGAGGTGGAGGATATAGAACTTTTTATAACTTTAATAATTATAACAAGTTTAGGTTATGTTTCAGAATGTAAGGAAAAAGCTAAAAGAAAGTACATTATCAATTTTATTAGTTTGGGTATTCTTCTTCTTTATGTTCTTTATCTTTATAAGTAATGCTTATTTAATTGAAGAAAGTTAAAAAAATAACAAGGAGGAATTTATGTTAGTTTATGTATCACACCCAAATACTGGGGAAGAAGATAAAAAAATAGTTGAAAATTTCATAAAAGAAAACTTAAAAAAATATAAAGATGTTACATTCATATCACCAATTCATACATTGGACTGGCAATATGATAAAAATACTCAGCCCTCAAAAAAATGAATGATCATGTTGAGTTGTTATCAAAATGTGATGTCATTGTTATGAAAACATTAAAAGATGTTATGCACTATCCTGAATGCTTGTTAGAAGCAGGATATGCAAAAGGTAAAGCAATTTCTTTTGTACTATGGAATGAATTTGATAAGTACATGAAAAGATTTGATGATGATGATTTTGAAGATGATGAGGACTAGGTGATACAGATGTTAAAAGCAAGATTTATAGATAAAATCTTGGAAGTTATGGCAGATGAAGCTGAAAGAATTTATATAGATAAAAAAGAAGTTTCTGTTTATTTTAAAGATAGCAGAGATGTAGAAGGTAATTCAGAAATATTAAAACATATCTACACTCTACAACTTAATAAGGTTGTGGAAGATTATAGAGTTTCCATTGATTATGAATTAAAAACAATAGAAATACATAGAAAATCTAGATTTGTATGTTTAAGAAATTTCAAAAGTTGTGATAATAAGATTTGGACTGCTATTCTGGAAGAAATAGAAGAAGATAGAAAGGAAATGGAGGAAAAAATGCACTGTAAAGTATTTCAAAAATGGGTAAATGTTATAGTTTTTCCTGAAGATATAAAGCTAATAGATGCTATTGAAGTTATCCAAAAGTACATAGAAATGGAGGCTAGAAATGGAAATAAAAGAAAATAAAAAATTTGCAAAAGTAAATATGAGAGATGTAATTAAACATAAAATTAAATGGGTATTTAAGATTTTATGGCTATGTCTTAACTATCCATTTGATAAATTATTAGAATGGATGTGATATTTATGACAGGAAAAGAAAGAATTGAAATTAAACTAAACCTAGCAAAAGAAAATTTAAAAGAAGCAAATGAAGAATATTACAAAATAGGAAAAGAAAATAGACCAGTTGCTGAAGGACATGCTTATGCAATGGTTAGATATTATCAAGGTGTAGTTGATACTTGCAAATTTGTATTAGAACTTTTAGAAAAAGGTGATTAAATGGGAGATTATAAAATCAGTGTAGAAGAGGCTGTTGCTTTATCAAATGGAGAATTAAATAAAGATGATGTTTATAGCCTAATTCAAGCTAATGAAGTTCCAGGTTGTATTTATGTGAAAAAGAATGAAGAAAAAGAAAGAGGAAAATATTTAATATTAAAACCTCACTGGTTAAACTTTTTATCTGGAAAAAGCTATAAAAAAGAAAAAACATCTGCTACTACCGACCAAAGTATTACAGATGTTTAAGTTAAAAGATTCAAGTATTCAACTTTTTTGATACTTGAATTATACATTAAATTTTAAATAAATTCAAGGAGGAATTAAATGGAAAAACAAAATAAAAATTTATTATTGACTTTTATTGAATTAGCAACAGAACAAGGAATTTTAAAAGATGGTATCACAGAACATAAGAAGAAAATATTTAATCTTATGAATGAGGTTGAAGAAAATTATACAGGAGAAAAGAAAGTATTTGTACAACTTGAAAGAGCCATTATAGATGTAATAGAACTAACTCAACATAAGTATTTTGAATATGGAAAAATAGGAAACACTATTGATGAAGAATATAATCTTGGTAATTATGATCCATTTGAAAGAATTGGTGAAACAGTAAAGGAGTAAAAAAATATGAATGAATTAATAAAAATAGAAGTTAGAGATAATCAACAATTAGTAAGTGGTAGAGAACTTCACAAGTTTTTAGAAGTAGGAACAGAATATATGAAATGGTTTAGTAGAATTATAGAGAAATATAATTTTATTGAAAATAAAGATTTTACCGTAATCGTCAAAAATGACGAAGACGATACAGCTTTTGGTGGAATAAGAAAAAGCACAGACCACTTAATGACATTGAATATGGCTAAGGAAATTGCAATGGTATCTAACACAGAAAAAGGAAAAGAAGCAAGAATATATTTTATCAAGTGTGAAGAGGCTTGGAATAGTCCAGAAATGATATTAGCAAGGGCTAATCAAATTCAATCACATATGATAGAAGATTATACAAAAAAGATTGAATTACTAGAAAATAAGGTAAAAGAAGATAAACCAAAGGTATTATTTGCTGATTCAGTTGCAACTTCTAAAACTTCAATATTAGTTGGAGATTTAGCAAAAATAATAAAACAAAATGGAGTTGATATAGGTCAGAAAAGATTATTTACATGGTTAAGAGATAATGGATTTTTAATAAAAAGATTAGGAACTGACTATAATATGCCAACTCAAAAATCAATGGAGTTAGAATTATTTGAAATAAAAGAAACAGCAGTAACACATGCAGATGGACACACAACTATAAATAAAACTCCAAAAGTTACTGGTAAAGGGCAAATATATTTTATTAATAAATTTAAGGAAGCTTAGTTTTAAGCTTCCTCATAACCTATATATTTATATTTTTTTAGTAAAGGATGCATAGAATATTTTGAAATATTTTATATTTTAGTTTTATATTGATATTAGATGATATTTTAATACTAAAAATATTTTAAAATATTTCAATGTAAAATAATATTCTAAAAAAATTCTAATAATTTTTCTATGTATATCAATAAAAAACAAAGAAAAATTTTACATATTCTAAAAGAATTAATGCATTATTTTACATTAATATTTCCTACTAAATTTCCTAATTAAAAAATATTTATGATAAAAGAAATATTAATATTTTTCCTACTACTTCCAACTAATTTATTATTTGAATCAACAGTTACTATCTTATAGTAATTGCTAATTGAAACAATAAAAGTACAGGAGGTAAAAGATGAGGTTTTCAACAACATTAAATAATCAAAAATGTATGGAATGGAAAATAAATGCAACACAAGGAATATTAATAGCATTATTATACGAAGCTAATGCTTGGGCTAATGAAGAAATAATTGATAATAAAACTTATTATTTTGTATCAAGAAACTTAATCTTAAAAGAACTACCAATGTTTTTTGAAAAAGCTGATACTGTGTATAGAAATTTAAAGGTACTAGCAGAAAAAGGAATTATTGAATATATAAAACATAAGGGAATGGACTTAATAAGATTAACAGAAAAAGGTAAAAGTTGGAATTTTATAGAAAATAACTCGGAAAAAAATCCGAATTTTGATAGTAATTCGGAAAAATCTCCGAGCAAATTCGGAAAAAAATCCGAAAATAACTCGGAAAAAAATCCGACAAATAAAGATACTAATATACAAAAAGATATAAATAAAAATAATAAAGAAAAATATAAAAAAGAAAAAAAGCAAAATGAGATCCAGGAGTTTATAAATAATCTTGATAGAGATGATGAATATAAAGAACTCTTATTTAAGTATGTTGAATATCGTAAGAATATCAAAAAGCCCATTAAAACCATAGTTCCTATGAAAAAGATTTTAAAAGATTTTCCTGACTGGTTTAGTTTAGATGAAGCTATTAACATTGCAATGGAAAAGGAATGGCAAGGCTTAGAGCCTGAATGGATAGCTAAATATAAACAATCTAAGGCTAATAATAACTATGGAAAACAAGCAGAACAAAAAGACACAAGTCAACTAAAAGTTGATGATGATTTTATTGAACAAATGAAAGAGAGGTACGGATTAAATGACTAATCAAGAATTTAATGCAGCTTTTAAACCATTTTTAGATTATTTTCCAACTACTGAAATGACAAAGGAAAAAATCAATATTTATTATTTAGCATTAAGTGATTTATCTAAAGAGCAGTTAGGAAGTGCTTTTATTTCTATGGTAAGAAATAGAGTTTATAAAAACTTTCCACAAGTTGCTGAGATAAGGCAATATGCTACAAACACCACTGAAAGTGAACTAGATGACAGAATTGTTTTAGCAAGACAAATTATGAAAAATGCTATTGTTAGATATGGTTATTATAGTTCAGTAGAATTTGAGGACAAAGGTATTCACGCAGTTATAGATGCTTTAGATGGTTGGCAAAAAGTATGCTCAATGTCTGCTGATGAATTAGAAAAGTTTTTAACTTTTGAATTTCCTAAGATTTATAAGGCTTATAGCAGAAATAATTACCAAGTAACTAAATCTTATATTGGTTATCATGATGCAATGAATGGAGTACCAAATATTATAAATATGATTAGTTTTAAAAATATGGGTAAGAACCTAGAAAATATAAATAATAGAGTTCAAAGTTTAAATTTTAAAAATTCACTTTTGGAAGATAAAGACAAAGAAATAAAAAAATTGAAAGATATTATAGAAAAACAAAAAAAATAAAGGAGAAATTATGGAAAAAGAAAAGGTATTAGAGATAGAAATTAAAAAAATAAATAATGAATACTCTGCTTTTTATCCAATAAAAATGGATATAGATAAATTGACAGAAATATCTGATGGAAAAAGTTTAGGAGATGGTGAATATACACCATATATAGAGTTTAGAATATCAGGTTATTGCTATGAAATTTATTTAACAGACACTGAAATGTTTCCACAAATTATAAAAAATAATTGTATAGAAGAATTAAAACAAAAAATAGATGAAATAAATGAAAAATATGAAATACCTAAAAGATGGAGAGCAGAAGAAAACAATTGTTACTATACAATTTTTGGAGAAAATATTGAAAAAAAATCACTCGCAGATGATAAATTTTATAACTTAGGAAATTACTTCAAAACAAAAGAAGAAGCACAAAAAGTAAAAGAAGAATTAGACAAATTCTGGGCTAAGGTAAGAGCAGGAGAGATTGGAGGAAGAAGATGAGAGAGATTAAATTTAGAGCTTGGCATAAAGAAGAAAAGATAATGGGGGAAGTTCTAGGTATAGATATTCTCCATAAAGAAATATTTTTTTCAAATGAAGATGTTGACCGTTATGAACATACAGATTTTAAAGATATTGAACTTATGCAATACATAGGATTAAAAGACAAATATGGAGACGAAATTTATGAGGGAGACATTGTAACTTTACATAATAGTAGATATAAAGTTATTTTCAATACTGAAGAAGCAAGATTTGTTTTAAAAGATGTGTTTTTTGAAATGGATATACCTTTCACAAACAACAATAATAAAAGAATAGAAGTAATAGGGAATATTTATGAAAACTCAGAATTATTAGGAGAACAATAATGAAAAAAATTCTTGATGTATGTTGTGGTAGTAAGATGTTTTGGTTTCAGAAAAACAGAGATGATACAGTGTATATGGATAATAGAGAGCTTGAAGATACTCTCTGTGATGGAAGAAAATTAATAATAAAACCAGACATAGTTGCAGATTTTAGAAATATCCCTTTTCCAGATGAAACATTCAAGCTAGTGGTTTTTGATCCTCCACATCTAATAAAAGTTGGAGAGAAAAGTTGGCTATTTAAAAAGTATGGCCATCTAGGTAATAACTGGAAAGAAGATATAAAACAAGGTTTTAAGGAATGTTTTAGAGTTCTTGAAACTAACGGAATATTAGTTTTTAAGTGGAATGAGGAGCAAATAAAATTATCAGAAATATTAAAACTAATTGATGCTAACCCTCTTTTTGGTAATAAAAGAAGCAAGACACATTGGTTAGTATTTATGAAAGAGGAGCAGATAAATGACTTTTAAACAAGCAGTAGAAGAAATAAAAAAAGGTAATAAAGTAAAGCACAAAAGCTGGGATAGTTTAATGGTTACTGAATTTTCTAATAATATAGTTTGTCTTGAAGACAAGAGAGGCTATTATTATCCTTATGATTTAGAAGATTTTATAAATAGTTTTATGAAACTTCAAAATGGTTGGGTGTTTGTTAATGACAAGGAATATAAAGAATTTTTTCAATAATTGGAGGCAATAAATGATTAGATATGATATAGAAATAAAATATATGTTAAATGGTACAGAAGAAACTAGAAATATGTATTATAAAGCTATTGATGTTTTAAATGATGAGCAACAAGAGGAAGTTGTTCAGGATTTTATAAATGGTTTAAAAAGTTTTTATGGTGTCAGTACAATTTTAGAAACTCATATCTGGGAACATGGTAAGGATAAAGAAAAGATTAATTTAAATAAACTTAAAAACTATAAAGCATTAGCTTATGCAAATCCAATAGCTCAGCTTAATAAAGTGAAAGAAGAGTACCAGGAATTATTAAATGAAGTGGAGATAAAAAATGATGAATTTAAGTACATAAAAGATAGAGATAACTTTATCTCAGAAGCATTAGATTTATTAACTGCAACTGTGAATTTACTTTTATTAGGTAAAGTATCAGATAGTGATTTTAATAAACATATAGAAAAATTAAATGCTTATAGAAATGGAAAATATAAGAAATAAGATAGAGGGATAATATGGAGATATGGAAAATTATATTAATTAGTTTTATAGTATCAATTATTGTAGATAAAACTTGGGTTAAATTAAAATATAAAGAATCAGTGTATTTTGTAGTATATACTTTTCAATGTTATACAGGAAATATTTGTATAAAGGTCAATAGCCTTGATTTAACCATTGGAGTAATTGAAGATATAAAGAAGTATATTATTAAAATAAACAATTTAGATAAATCAGAGAAAATTATAATATTGAATATTATTGAATTAAAGAGGTAATAATGAATATTGAACAAAAAAAAGAAAAAGAAATAGAGCATATTTTAGAAACATATTCAAAAGAAGTAAAAGAATATGAAAAAATAGGAAATAGAAAAAATTTTAAAAAGATTTTTAAAGAAATTAAAAAATTAAATAAATATGTTATAAAATTTGAAGATTTTTATCCAGATGAGGATAAAATTTATGGGAATACAAAAATTCAAATTGATAATATTAAAATCCATTTTATGTTTCATGATTTTTACAGTTGGGATTCTAAAGCAATGATGGAAGATTATCTTGAAGGAAAAAAGTATAATTTGGATATATGTTTTGATGATTATGAACTTATAGAATTTGAAACTTTGGAAACTGGTTATAAATGTCTTTTAGAGATAAAGACTATTATTGATAGAGTATTAAAGGAAAATATATAGGAGCTTATTATGAAAAAAATATTTAAAATACCATTAGAAATTGATGGCAAAAATTGGAGTTTAAATAAAATATATGCAGGAGTTCATTGGACAGTAAGAAGAAAAGATAAAAATAATATAAGATTACTCGTTAGAAGTATTATAGGAATGAAGAAACCTTTTAAAAATCCAGTTTCAATTAAAATGGCTTTTAATAGTGGTTTAGATGTTTCTAATCATGGATATATTTTTAAATTAATAGAGGATGCTTTGGTAAAGTGTGGGGTTATCCAAAATGACAGTTATAAATATGTTCAATGCAATATAATGACAATTCAAAAGTCCTTTAAGGGTGTAATAGTAGAAGTTGAGGAGATATAATAATGATAACGGAAGATATGAAAAAAGCAATACAAAATGAAGTTAAAAAGCAATTAGGAGTATTAAAAGAAAAAGATTGTACAGAAAAGAAGGTATTAACACCATATCAAAAAACTATAAAATTATTAAAAAGTTATAGATATTATAAAAATAGAATAGAATATTTAAAAAATAATTTAGATAATATTGAAATTAAGAAAAAATATTCTATTGGAGAAATAAAAGCAGTTAACAATAATAATTTAAGTGAAATGGAAAGAAAGGAAATAATAAAAGAGGAAAGATTAAAAGAAATAGAATTTTTTGAATATGGAATTAATTTAATAGATTATGGGTTATCCTCAATAGAAGAGGAAAAGTATAAGGAGATAATACCACTAATTTATTTTGAAAAATTAAGAATGGAAGATGTTGCAGAAAAATTTAGTGTAGATACTTCAACGATTAAAAGAAACAGAAATAAGTTAGTTGAAATTATGAGTTTATCAATATTTGATAGTGAGATTTTAAAAGATTTGATAAAAAACATTTTTTAAAAATGCACCTAATTTGCACCTTTTTTGCCCTTGTAATGAACTTTTATATATTATATAATATTAATATATGAAAAGTTTAAATGAAAGTTTAAATTTTTTGTTTCTCTCCCCCCAAGAAGAGATGAGTTATTGACTTCTCATAAAAAAGTCTTTTTTATTTTTATAAAAAAGGTTATAATAAACCATAATATTTCTTAGGGGGAAATAAAAATGTTGGGATATTATATTACTATTATTTGGATCATTATATTACTTACAATTTTTCCTTGTTATCCATTAAATAAATGGCTATTACATAATAAATGGAATCATAGTGACTGGGCTAATTTTTTAGGAAGTTTAATTACTGCTTTTGTGGCAATAGGTTGTATTTGGTGGCAATTTGATAATCAAAAAAAAGAGAAAGATAAAGAAGAAAAAAAGAATCATGAAAGATTTTTAATTTTATTTTTAGATTCTTTAAAAAATGAATTTATAAATATTTCAATAAGATTAGAAGCAATAAAAGGATATAAAAAAAATTCTGAGGATATGAAAAAGTACATTCCAGATTATTGTTTTAATGAAACATTTTTTAGAAATATATTAATTAATTTACCTAGTAATTTTCTTCAAGATGCTAATTTATTTATCTATGATATAATTGTTGCTAATATAAATATAGAAACTTTTTTAAAAAAGAGCCAACCAAATGATGAAAAAATTATTGATATAGAATTAATCCCAGTAAAAGAATTATTAGAAAAAATATTTAAATATAATTTTGAAGACAAAGAAGTAGAAGATATTATAAATTTTTATTCTAAAATTAGAGATGAATATGTGGAAAAAAATAGAAAATTAAATATAGAATATGAAGAATTTTTAAAAAAAAATCAAAAAAAATAAATAAATTAAAAATTTAAGGAGAACTTCACAAAGGTTCTCTTTTTTTATTTTAAGAGGTTAATTATGTTAATGAAGATATGTGGTAAGTGTGGAAAGAAAATAGGAATAAATGAAGTATGCAGCTGCACAAAGGAAAGGCATAAGGTATATGATAGAGAGTATAGGAATAAAGACAATGCAGAGTTTTATCATAGCAAAGCCTGGAAGAGTATGACTGCATTATGTAAGTTAAAAGCCAATGGTTTGGATCTATATGAACTGGTTATAAATAATAATATAGTTAAAGGTACTCTCTCACATCATATAGATGAGTTAGAAGAGGATAGAAGTAAAGCCTTAGATATTAATAACCTAATATGGATAAGTGATAAAACACATAGCTATATCCATTCAGAGTATAATAAAAATTTAGAAAGCAAAAATAAAATGAAAGAAATTTTATTTAATATAATTAAAAATTATTACAAGTAGGGGGGAGTCAAAAAAAGTTTTTGGTCTTTGGCTTTGATACCGCTTCCCCTCTTTTTTCTGGAGAAAATGCCAGAAATGAAATTTTCAGTTTATGGAGGTGAAAAAATATGGCAGGAAGAAGTAGAAAAATTATTGATATAAGTTCAGGGAAAATCGGAAAAGAAAAAATAAAAGTTAGACAAGAACAAGAGAAAAAATTGAAAATAGATAGAGATAATTTAATTGCTCCTGGTTGGTTATCTAAAGCTGCAAAAGAAGAATTTGACAGAATTGTTTTTGAAGCAGGAAAAGTAAATATTTTAGATAACTTAGATTTAGGGATATTAGCCATCTACTGTAACTCTTATGATAGTTATGTAAATGTTAGTAAGAAGTTACAAAAAGAAGGTCCTGTTTGTTATAAAGAAACTGCCAATGGAGAAATTGAAATTATAAACCCTCTCATAAATGTTCAGGAAAAATATGTAAAACAAATAATGCAATGCTCAACAAAATTAGGACTTGCAACTACAGATAGATTAAAATTAGTTGTACCAATTAGAGAAGAACCTGCTGAAAATAAATTTATAACTTTGTTAAAAACAAGAAAGCAAGGCTAATATGATAAAAGATAGGACAACAGCCTATGCAAAATTAGTTATAAATGGTAAAAAAATAGCAGGTAGAAAGGAGTATTTAGCATGTAAAAGACATTTAGATGATTTAAAAAATAAGAAATTAGAGTATAAATTTGATGTTGAAGAAGCAGAATTTGCTATAAATTTTGCAAATACTTTAACATTAAAAGATGGAACTAATTTAAAAACAAGAGGCTTTCAAGAATTTATAATAGGTTCATTACATGGATGGAAGAAAAAGAGAACAAAAGAAAGAAGATTTAGAGAGGCTTATTTGCAAGTAGGCAGAAGAAATGGAAAAAGCTTCTTATCAGGAGCAGAATCTACAATGTTTAGTACATTGTTAGGAAATAAAGATAGGATATTCTGTGCTGCAACAAAGCAAGACCAAGCTAACATAGTATGGGATGAAATAAGAAACTTTATAGAGTCTGACAATGATTTAAGTGAACTATATAAAATAAAAGAACATGATAGAACTATAAAAAGTTTAACAACTGGAACTGTTATAAGGTCAATAGGTAGAGATACAAAATCAATGGATGGTTTTGGAAATATTCTGGCCATATGTGATGAGTTACATGCACACCCAAATAATCAGATGTATAAACTGTTGCTAGATGGTCAAGCTGATGTTGAGAATGCTTTAACATTGGCTATTACAACAGCAGGATTTAACTTAAATGGTTTCTGTTATGAACACTATAAATTTTGTGAAAAGATATTAGAGGGAGTTATTGAAAAAGAAACTCTCTTTATTTTTATATGTGAAATGGATAAGGATGATGATATATGGGACTGGAAGAACTGGCTTAAATCTAATCCTTATTTTTTATTTGAGGAAGATGGTATAACACCAAACAAAAAGAAAATAGCTTTATATAACCAAAAAGCAATAGATGCAAAAGAAAAAGGTGGAGATGAATTAACTAATTTCTTAACAAAGCAATTAAATATGTGGGTAACTGCAAAAGATGGACAATATATTGATTTGAGTAAATTCAAAGAGTGTGAAAGTGATTTGACACTTGAAGATATGAAAGGGAAAGAGGCTTATTTAGGTTTTGACTTATCTAAGGGTGGAGATTTAACAAGTATAGCCTTAGTATTTCCATTAGAAAACAATCAAATATATATTTATAGTCATTCATTTATGCCAGAACTGAGATTATCGGAACATGAAAAAACTGATGATGTTCCATATAGGATATGGGTAAGAGAGGGATTTTTAACATTGACCACTGGAGCATTTGGAATAAAGACTGATTATAAGTTTATTGTTACTCACTTAAAAGAAGTAATTGAAAGATATAATATTAAAATTTTAGAGTGTGGATATGATGCACATAATGCTGGGAGTTTTCTAAGTGATTTAGATTTTTTAGACTGTGATCTAACAGAAGTTAAACAATCTGCTAAAAGTTTAAATGATGCAACAGTGGATTTTGCTTTATCAGTTAAGGCAGTTCAAGTTTTATATGATAAGAGAAACAGTTTATTAAAATGGTCCATTGCTAATGCTACAACTATTTCAAATAGTTTTGGAGAGATAAAAATTGATAAACAATCTCAAAAAAATAGAATAGATCCTGTTGATGCAATAATAGATGCCTGGAAGATTATGCTAATAAATAAAAAAGAAACAGTAAACAATGATGAAGCTGTTGAAGAATGGCTTGATTTAATCAATAAAAGGAGGTGAGAGAGTGAATATATTTAGAAAATTTTTTAATAAAGGAGAGGAAAAAAAGCAGAAAACAGCAATTAATTCTATGAATTTTGGTGAATTTTTTGGAATAAATGTAAGTTCAGATTTATCAGAGGTAACATATTTTACTTGCTTAAAAGTATTATCTGAAAGTGTTGGGAAACTATCTTTACACTTAAAAGATAATGATAATAACAAAATATTAAATCATGAGGCATTACAAAAGTTGAAATTTTCACCAAATCCATTTATGACTTCAACACCTATGATGACATTATTAGAATGTTGGAGAAACCATCATGGCAATGCTTATGCTTATCTAAGTTATGACAATAGAGGGCATTTAGTAGGTATTTATCCTTTACACCCTCAAAAAGTTAGAATATGGATAGATAATGCAAAAATATTCAGTGGTAAAGAAGATTTATATTATGAATATAACAAAGATGGGAAAATATATCTATTTCAAAAAGATGAGGTACTGCATTTAAAAGGTGGTTTAAGTAAAGATGGTATTGTAGGTATGTCAGTAAGAGAAACATTGGCTACAACATTAAATGGAGTAAAAGCAAGCCAAAAGTATTTGAATAACTTATATGATAGAGGATTGACAGCTAAGGCTCTTCTAAGATACACAGGAGATTTAAACAAAGAATTACAAAAGAAAATGCTTGAAGCAATAGAAGAATTTATTAATACTGAAAATAATCCAACTGGAATACTACCATTGCCACCTGGAATGGATATTGTACCATTAGATTTAAAGTTGACTGATAGTCAATTTTTTGAATTAAAAAAATATAGTGCTTTACAAATAGCAGCTGCTTTTGGAGTAAAGCCAAACCATTTAAATGATTATGATAAGTCAAGTTATTCAAATTCAGAAATGCAAAACTTGACTTTTTATATTGATACTCTTTTATACATTCTGACACTTTATGAAGAGGAGTTTAACATAAAACTTCTTACAGAAAGTGAAAGATTGAAAGGTCTACATTTTGAATTTAATGTAGCAAGTATTTTAAAAGGGGATCTAAAAACACAAGCTGAATGTTTAACCAAGTATGTTCAAAGTGGAATATACACAATAAATGAAGCTAGAAAAAAGGCAGGACTTACTGCAATAGATGGAGGTGATGTAATTGTAATGAATGGAAGTTATGTGCCGTTGGAAAAATTAGGAATAGCTTATGAAAAAGGAGGTGCTAAGAGTGAGTAAAAATAAGTGGTTAGAAATAAAAAATCAAGCAGAATTTACTGAAATTTATATCAATGGAGATATAGAGAGTGATGTAGAAAATGATGGCTTTTTAGAATTATTTGGCATAAATGACACAAATATATATCCGTTAGATATAAAAGATGCCTTGAAAGAATCAGAAAACAAAGAGGTCCATGTTCATATAAATAGTTATGGTGGAGATATGTTTGCTGGTGTTGCTATTTGTAATATGTTAAAAAATCACAAAGGAAAAACAGTAGCTTATGTTGATGGTTTAGCTGCAAGTGCAGCATCAATAATTGCTTTTGGTTGTGATGAGATTATTATTCCAAGTAATGCCTATTTAATGATACACAGAGTAAGTTGTGGAATATTTGGTAATGCTGATGATTTTTTAAAACAAATAGAAGTATTAGAAAAATTAGAAGATGGAATTGCTAATACTTATGAAGAAAAGGCAGTTGAAGGAGTTACCAAAGAACAAATATTAAATCTAATGAAAGAAGAAAGTTGGTTTAATGGTCAGGAAGCAGCTAAATATTTTGATGTAAAGGTTGATGAAAAGGCTAATTTTGTAAATTATGTATCTACAAATCAAAAGTTTAAAAATATTCCTAGAAATATTTTAAATAAAATAAATGATAAAAAAGCAGAGTTAGAGGAAAAAGAAAGAATTAAATTGGAAAATATGAAAAAAGAAATTGAAATAGAGTTATTAACAGGAGGTATTTAATTATGAAAAAATCAGTAGAATTAAAAAAGGAATTGGAAACACTTAGAAATGAAATTACAGCATTAAAGGATAGTGGAAAGATTGAAGAAGCACATGCTAAGTTAAATAGCTTAAAAGATTTAGAGAATAGAATAAAAGAAGCAGAAACAGAGGAGGCTTTAACAGTTATGAATAAAGGTAATAAAGTACCATTAGGAACAAATGAAGAAATGGATGTTAATAGAATTTATAATAGAGTTCTATTAGGAAAATCTATAACAGAAGAAGAAAAACAATTTTTAAATGCAGCTGGAACACCAGGGCAAGTAGAAGCAACAGATGGCAAGGGTGGTTACTTAGTACCATTAGAACAATTTAATCAAATTAAAGAGTTAAGAAGAAATAAAGTAGCATTAAAAGATTATTGTAATGTATTACCTGTAACATCTTTTAAAGGAACAATGCCAATAGAAAGTGGAACAACTGGCGAATTAATTGCATTTGAAGAACTAAATGAAATAAATAAATCAGATGTTGATTTTGCACAAGTTGCATATAATGTTGCTGACTACGGAGATATTATCCCAATATCAAATACTTTATTAGCTGATGAAAAAGCTAATTTAACTAATTATATCGGAAAAAGATTTACTAAAAAGGCAATCAATACTGAAAACAAAAAGATAATAGCAATATTGAAAGCATTAAGTCCAAAAGCAGCTGCAGATTACACTGTTATTAATACAGCATTAAATGTTGATTTAGACCCAGCAATATCGGCTAATGCAATAATTATAACTAACCAAACAGGGTTTAATTTTTTAGATAACTTAACAGATAAACAAGGTAGACCTTTACTAGATACAAATTTACAAAATACAACTCAAAAAATATTTAAAGGTAGAAATATTGTTGTATTGTCTGATGCTTTATTACCAATGAATGTGAAAAAAGCACCTGTATTTGTTGGAGATTTAACAGAGTTTATAACATTCTTTGATAGAGAGGGATTAGAATTAGCACTATCTACTGAAGCAGGATTTACTAAAAATGCAACTTACATTAGAGCAATAGAAAGATTTGATGTTAAAAAAGTAGATAGTGATGCTATGGTTTATCTTGAATTAGAAACAAAATAATAGGTGGTTGATATGGCAGATATTTTAACTTTGGAAGAAGCTAAAAATTATCTAAGAATTGATTACAATGAAGATGATACATTGTTGCAATCTTTAATGATTGCAGCAATAGATTATCTTAGAGATGCAATAAATGACTTTGATAAAAAAGTAACAAAAGAAAAATTTATCAAAAGAGCTAAGATTATTATTTGTGTACTAATGCAAGATTGGTATGATAACAGAGAGCAAAAGGAAAGTAAAGATTTAAGTTATACAGCTAGAAGTTTATTAACTCAATTACAAGTAGGTGATAACTTTGAATGATATAACTAAGAGATTAAGACACCTCATTGATGTTTATACTATGATAGACACAACTAATGAACTTGGAGAAAATGATAAAAAGCCAGAGTTATTTAAAAAAGCATACTGTGAAATAGTACCTCTCAATTCAAGTGAAAAGAATGGAGAAGCTGGAACAGAAAGTAATCAACATCAATTCAAATTTACATTTAGAGTAAAATCAGTTCCTGGAATAAAAAAGGACTGGTTTTTTATTTATGAGGGATTGAAGTATGAAGTTATTTATTTCAACAGAGATTTTAAAGATAATCAGTTCATAGAAGTTTTTTGTGTAAGAAAAGAGGAGTAAAAATGGGAGTTTTTTCAACAAATGATTTAGAAGATCTTGAAAAAGAAGTGTTAAGACTTGCTAAAAAATACCCAAAAGAAGCTAAAAAATTCTTACAAAAACAAGGAAATAAGTTAAAAGCTAAGGCTAAAAAGAAAGCAAAATCTAAGGTAAAAGTAAAAAAAGGTAACTATTTGAAAGGTTTTAAAAGAGGGAAAGTTTATAAATATAAAGGTGAAGAAGATACAGTTAGAGTTTATAACTCAATGCCTCATGCTCATTTAATAGAGAATGGGCATATCATAAAAGATAAAACTGGTAAAGAACATGGTTTTAAAAAAGGAGAGCATATTTTAGAAGATTCACAGAGAGAGTTTCAAGATGAATTTTTAAAAGCTGCAGATAACTTTATTGATGAAGTTATTAAAAATGGAGGTTTCTAATGATTAAACTAAGTCAGATACTAAAAGCAGTTAATACAAAATTGAAAGAAACATTTCCTAAAATAGAAATTGATAGTAAAGATTTATCTGAAAAATTCAATAGACCTAGTTTTAGAACTGAGTTAGATGGTCTTAAAACAAGTGCTTTTATGACAACTTTTAAGGAAAGAAACTTTACAATCAGAATTTATTTTTTTACTACTTTACCTGGTAAAGGAAGAGAAGAAAGATTAAAAATATCTGATGAAATTGAAAATGCTTTCTTAGGTACATTATGGGTAAATGAAACTTTTGCTATTCCTGTTGATGAAATAGAGTTTGAAGAAACTGAAGATGGAGTATTAATAGCAAGTTTTGATAGTTTAAGTATGGAAGAGATAGAAAATGACATAGATGGCGAAATGATGGAAGAATTAGAGTATCATTTTGATAAGAAATAGGAGGTTTATATATGGGATTACCTAAAATAGAAATTATTTTTAAGCAATTAGCAGTTACAGCTGTTAAAAGAAGTCAATTAGGTATAGTTGGATTAATAGTAAAAGAATCTACTAAACAATGGGATAGAAAGGTATACAAAGATATTACTGATATAAAAAGTGATGATTATTCTGCTGAAATATTACCATTGATTAAAGATAGCTTTGAATACACTCCAAATAAAGTGATTGTATTCAATGTTAAAGACGGAACATTAGCAGATACATTAAAAAAAGTTGCACAAGAAAGAATTAACTGGCTAGGGTTAGCTTATGATGGGAAAGATGGAGATACTGCAACTCTTGTTTCTTGGATAAAGTCCGTAAGAAAAGCAGGTAAAACTTATAAAGCTGTTGTATTTAAGGCTACTAAGCCAGATAACAAAGGCATAGTAAACTTAATGAATGACAAGGTTACATTTGTAGATAATAGAGGAGAAGTTGATGGTTGGCAATATGTACCAACAATCTTAGGAATGTTAGCAGGGTTACCAATGACTAGATCAGCTACTAGCTTTCTATGTGGGAATTTAAAGGAAGTTTCTATATTTGATGAAATAGATGATGTTATTGATAAAGGTGGTTTCTGTTTGTATAAAGATGAAGGAGATATAAGAGTTGCAAGAGCATGTACATCTTTAGAAGAAATTACACAAGATGAAACTGAAGATATGAAAGATATTATCATAATTGAATCTATGGACTTAATGAGAGATGATATTTACTCAACATTCAAGAAATGGATAGGTAAGTATAAAAACAAATATGATAATCAAGTTTTATTCTTTACTGCAATTAATGCCTATTTCAAAGAATTAGAAAAAGAGGATATTTTGGATAAAGAATATGATAACTATTCAGAAGTTGATGTTGAAGCACAAAGATTAGCTTGGCTTGGAGTAGGTAAAAAAGAAGTGGAAGAATGGGATGATGAAAAAGTTAAAAAGACTGCATTTAAGAAAAAAGTATTTATGAAAGCTAAAATTAAGATATTAAATGCTGTTGAGGACTTTAAGTTTACAATTAATATGTTCTAAAAGGAGGACAGGTAGATGGCTAATAAAATGGATAAAAATAAAATTTTAAGAGGTTCATTTGGTGCTGTATGGCTAGATGGAGAAGAATTAGGTTCTGTTAAATCTTTTGAGGCTAAGGTTACATTAGAATATGAAGATGTGGATATTATGGGGGAACTAGGAAAGTCAAAAAGATATATGGGCTTTACTGGTGAGGGAACTATGACATTACATAAGATAGACTCTACTATTGGAAAGTTACTGGCTGATGGCATAAGAAATGGTAATATGCCAGATTTTAAAATAGTTGCAAAACTAGATGACCCAACAGCTTATGGGGCAGAAAGAGTTGAATTAACAGGTGTTACAATTAGTGAATTAATGGCATTAAAATTTGAAAATAAAGCATTAAGAGAGGAAGAAGTTCCTTTTAGTTTTTCACATTTTAGATATATAGATATGATATAAGGAGGATATAAAAATGGCTAAAAATATAACTTTGGAAATATTAATTGCAAAAAAACAACAATCAGAAAATGATAAAATGAAAGTGGTACTATTCAATTCAGAAGTATTAGGTGGAACAATAGAAGTTGTAAAACATAGAGCAAGAGATGTAATAAAAATTATGGATAGTACACAAGAAAAAACAACAGAAGCAGCTTACAATGCTAACTGTAAATTAATCTATAAACATTGTCCTATTTTACATGATAAAGAATTGCAAAAGACTTATGAAGTAGCACAACCTTATGAAATTGTAATACCTATATTTGATGAAAATTTAGGGGAAATAAACAAGCTATCTAACTTTATTCTAAACCTTTATGGATTAGGTGAAGAATCTGATAAAGCTAGTAAAGTCTTAGAAGAAGAGATTGAAGATATAAAAAACTAATATTAGAGGATGCCGATATGGCATTCCTCTCTTTTTATATTTTAAAAGGCTTTTCTATAAAATACCTGTTAAATTTATCATATGAAGAAAAGTTATTTATGATAGCCACAATGGATCTTGAAATTGAAAGAATGAGTAAAAGTTTTTCTTGACTTAAAAGTATAGAAGTGATATTATAATGTTAAGAAAAACCTTATTAGTTAAGGATAATTAAATCGGGAATGACGGTAAGAATATCATTCACTCGTATGAAGACTGGTTTATTCCAGTCTTTTACTTTTTGTGGAGGGAAAATGGTAAAAATAGAAATTGTTTCTATTAAGAAAAAATTTTTTCAAATTTGTGATGATGGTGAATTATTACATAATGATGATTTAAAAAGACCTTATCTTATAATTTTAAAGTTAAAATATAAGGATAAAAATATAGACTTTGCTATTCCTTTTAGGTCTAATATTCCTCCAAGTGCTAAAGAGTGGGAATTTTATTCTTTACCTCCAAATAGTACGACAAAAGAAACTTATCATCATGGATTACATTTTATAAAAATGTTTCCGATAAAAAAAGAATATAAAGAAAAGTTTCATACTTCAAAAAATGTATTTTTTCAACAAGTTATTGAAGCTAAAATAAAAAAAGATTTAAAATTAATAGTTGAAAAAGCACAAAATTATTTAATAAAATATGAAGAAAAAATTATCAATGAGCATTCAGTAAATATTGATAAAATAATAGAAATTTTAGACTTATAAAGAGAGGTTTTGAACTCTCTTTTTCTTTTATACAATGGAGGGAAATTATGCAAACAATAAATATACAAGGAAAATTTTTAACAATAGATACTGAGAAAATGGTTGAAACAGTAGAAATGTTAAATAAATTAAATGAAAAATTAAAAGAAGCTAAGGCATTAATAAATGACTTAGCTAAGAATGAAGTATTTTTAAATTTAGTTGTAAAAAATACTAACGAGAAACAGGAGGATTAGATAAATCGCATTCTCTTTCAATAATATCTATAAAATATTTTAGATATTTTTTTAAAGTTGGTAAATCTATATTTGGATATTTTCTAGTGTAATGGGTATTATCATTTCCCAAAATTCTTACAATATCGGCACTTTTAACAAGTGATTCATTTGATAGATAATCTTCTATTGCTTTATATAAAGTTTTAGGTGCAACTTCTTCAGGAGTTTTCCCTAAACATTTTATAGCAAAATCTTTGATTAAAAATTCAAGTGAATTTCTATAACCAGTTGAAGCAAGTTCAAAATGACCATTGTTTTCTGCTGTTTTAGCTTGAGTATGAAGTTTTACAAAATTAGGAGATAAATCTTGTATAACCTTTGGGAATATATCAGGAGAACCTGTTGGATATGTTGCTATTAATTTTGTAGTAGATTCTTCAATTAAGTAAAGAGATAAAAATTCTTTATGACAACAAGAGGTTTCAAATACTAAAACTACTGGTTTAAAATCATCAGTGTAACTGTACATATCTAAAATTCTTTTAGGAAAATTAAATTTTCCACAAAAAGGGCATTGATTTTCAACATCATATTCTAATTCTTGATGATAGCCATTTATAAAATATCTTTCTTTATCCATAATTATACACCTCACTATGCATTTTTATTAATTATAGCATATTATTTATAAATAATAAAAATTTCTCTTGACTTTTTGACGGTCATAATATATAATTAAGACAGTCATAAAAGGAGGTGGAGAAATTGACTAAAAAATTAGGTCGTCCAACAGATAATCCAAAACCTTATAAAATAACTGTTAGAATTGATGAAGAAAGCAAAAAAATATTAACTGAATATTGTTTGAAAGAAAAAGTAAATCAAATGGAAGCAGTGAGGAGAGGAATTAAAAAGTTAGATGAAAAATGAAAAAAGAATAGTTTATCACTTATCTTGGCGGATAAATAAACTATTCTTTCCCTAAGAAGTTACCCTCTTATGAAATCTATTATATCATAAGTGGATACTTCTATCAATTATAATTTTGAAAGGAGTATTTTTTAATTATGGACAAATTTGAGTTAGAAAAGTTAAGTTTAAAAATGGAAGCCTTAGATGATTTATTACTAGCTATGGAGGAAGGTATATTTAATGGAAATTATGGTGTTTCAAATTTTAGAAGTGGTTTTGCATATTTAACAGATATGGCTAGTGAAATTAGTGATGAATTAAAAGAAATAGTTAAAGAGGTGTTTAAAAATGATAAAAAAAAATAATAAAAATGAAATAGTAACAATAAAAAATGTAAGAGGATATATAGATGAAAAAGGTACTGCTTGGTTAAATCTTGAAGATGTAGCAAAAGGTTTAGGGTTTACTCAAATTAAGAATAAAAAGGAATATATAAGATGGGAAAGAGTAGCACAATACTTAAAAGAAATAGCTTTCCCCACTTGTGGGGAAAATGATTATATTCCTGAAAATGTATTTTATAAACTTTGTATGAAAGCTGATAATGAAGTTGCTAGAAAGTTTCAAGATAATGTATGCGATGAAATTCTACCAAGTATTAGAAAATATGGAATGTATGCCACAGATGAATTATTAGACAACCCAGATTTAATAATAAAAATGGCAACTAGATTAAAAGAAGAAAAAGCAAAGAATAAAGAACTTGAAGACAAGATGAAAGAAGATAAGCCAAAAGTATTATTTGCAGAAGCAGTATCAATAGCAAAAAATACTATATTAATTAGA